GTCGGCTATTGAAATGTCATCAGCCTTGATGCTGCGGCCATGTGTTTCGTCCCGTAGGTGAGCCGCAACGGTGGTTTCCGTTCCACCAATGCAACATCCGGTGATTTCGAGTGTGCATGGCTGCCCCCGGCTTCCGTCGAGATAGCGGCGGCTGCGGATCGGTGCGCGGCGGAAGTTCTCAGCCATTGTGCGCCCCCGTTACTGAGAACCGAGGGCCATCGTCCGTTGTCTCGATCTTCAACGCGCCCATACGCTCAAGGCGGCGGATCATCTTGTGGACATGGCCGAGAATGGCGCCGTCAGCACCGGGGCAATATGTGCCTCCGGGCATGGCTTCGATCAGTTCGATTAGCTTGCTCTCAGATGGGGTTAATTTCATTCCACGCCCCTTGGGATCACATTGCTTGAAACGAATTTCGCCTTGCGGTCGCGCGCCTTCTCAAAGTTGAACCACAGAACGTTCGGACTATCGCCGGGGGCCGCAAGCACCTCGATCCCGTTCACATCGCACTTAACCCAAAGCTCAAGGCGAGTTGCTGCGCGGGCGAGGTCTTTGACGGTTTCTTCAACGCTGCCGCCTGCGAATGTCTCTAGTGTCAGACATAGGTTGCTCATGCTGCCCTCTCATCAAGCCAGCCGCCCTTGCGCGTCTCGGTCAATTCAATGCCGTTGGTGTCGCAGTAGGCCAGCGTGTAGGTAATCAGACTTGCCGCCCGCGCTACGCCCATCTTGGCGCTGCTTTCGCGGATGGCGACGAATTCGCCTTCGATGCCTGGAATGATTTCGCCTTCTGATCCGGTCGCCACGGCGTGGCCAGAAATCAGGATTGCTTTCCATGCATCAAGATCGCGGGGCTTCCCTGCGAACAGGTGTCCCGATTTCGCAATGTCGCCGCAGATGGCGTGGAATTTCTTGTTCTGCTCTCCGCTACGCGTGGGCTCGGAAATGGTCACAACGTAGTCAGCCGGTGCTTGGCGAACTGCGGCCAAGGCGTTCCCGACAATGCGTTCGTTGCGCAGAACAAACCGGGTCATTGCAGCGCCCCTGTCGCAAACACAGCCTGCGAATACTGGTGCAACAAATCCTCTAGCACGCCTTCGGGCAGTTCCTTGAACCGGTGGCTATCGAGCATTGCCGCAGCCTTCTGGAAGTCGACATCCTTGCCCGTTTCACGCGCTATCCGGCAGGCTGCTTGTGCCTCGGTGAAGTAAGCCGATTGGGTGGTTAGCTCTGCGTTGGTCATTCGCGGTCCCGATCCATATGGCTCTGGAGGTCTTCGTCCATGTCACGGTCGCCCGTGGCGTAGGGGATATCCTGCTGCATCTGATTGAAGCCGAACGGGTCCGCCTCAGTTGGCTTTGGCGCAGCCTTGGCCTTGGCTGCTGCAATCCGCGCCGTGATCGTGTCGCTCAGTTCCTGCCGCTGATCGGCATTGAGTGTAGACGCCTCGATACGTGCCCAGATGGCCTTGAACGCGCCAGTGCTGGCTGCTGCCTGGATTTCGCTATCGAACCCGGCAAGGATGGCGCGGCTATTGTCTTGCGGCTGCTGGCGGGGCGCTGGATCGGCACGGCGACCGGCTTCCTGCGCGTCGTCGTCATGCGATGCAGCTATGCCAACAGCGGCCTTGATCGTGTAGCGCTGCAAATACGAAACCGCGCTGCCGATGGCCTGCAATGGGTTCTTGTTCCCAGATGCGTCGAGCGGCCCGACAAGGCTGGTTTCTTCGTAGTGACCGGCGCGGTGCGTAATGCGGCAAGTGACCTTGACGCCGCCCTGCACGTTCTCGGTGTACCAGCGGAAGGATAGGCCAACGTCTGACATAGGCTCGGACAGGACTTCGGTGATTTCGGCCAGATCCTCGAACTTGTAATTCGTGCGGCCCTTGGCGCTGGTAAAGTCCACTTCTCGGCTCTTGACGATGCGGGGCAGTGTCTTGCGCAGATCGGCCATGGCGTCATCGAAGGCCTTGCGGGCCTGAAACGCATCATAGCGCTCCTGCATAGCCATCAGGCGTTCCATAACCTCAACACCAGACCCGCTGGTGATCGCTTGCTGGATCATTGCCGCTGGCGTGATGACTGCCGACGAGCTGACTTCCTGCGCTTCGATTTTCTGAACGGCACCCATTAGCGTGCTCCCTTCACTTCCTTGATTTCAAACCCTGGAATTTCGCGCTTGCCCGTTCGCACTTCCTTGGCGGCAAGCGTCTGCACCAGATCGACAAACTGCTGCGGCTCTGCTTTCCAGTAGTGCGAGATAGCCGTTGGCGCGTGGACCAGAACGGCCTCATAGCTGGTGGTCAGCCCGGTCTTGGTATTCGCCGCCTTGGTCGCCTTGTTGGCCTGCTTCGCCAGATCAGCTGCGCGCTGAGCCATGCGCTCGGCTTCCTCGCGTTCCTGAATGTCGGCAACGTTGGTCTGGGCAAACGCCTGCTGTGCCAGCCGTTCGGCTTCCTCTGCTTCCTCACGAATGCGACGGGCCTCGGCGTCCTTGATAGCCTGCTGGGCAACGCGCCATGCGGTGAGCAGCGCCTTGAGAGACTTGCGGGCAACATCAACCTTGCCCTTGTCCTTCTGGATGAAGGGGTTAAACTTGGTTTGGATTTCGGCAATGCGCTCATCAAGCGGGCGCTTTTCCTCAACCCGCAGTGCTTCGGCCTCTTGGCTCAGTTTGAGCAACGCTTTGTCCAAGGCGTCGATCTGGTCGGCCTGATCCTGGCTCTCGATTGCGAACCCCTCGGAAGCCCAGTTCTTGGCTTCGTCGTAGTAGGCATCAATCTCGCCAAATACGATCACTTCGGGTGGCTGGTTTGCCCCCATTGCGATGCGGTCGTTCCCAGTGTCGGACAGTGCTGCTTGTGCGTTCATGACGCGCTCCTCAAAGTGTCTGCGATAACGAAAAGAACCGGCGCCATAACCAACATGACCAGCACCATTGCGGCTGCATCCCGTAGCTGTTCGGATATAGTGGGGTTATCCATGGGAGGGCTCGGAAATTGGAGCCTCGATGGTCCAATCGACGTTGCCAGTGATGGCAAGGTTGCGAAGCGTTCGGATTGCTTGATCCTGCCCGATCAGCGACAGGCGCACTCCAGCGTAGGATGGGATGAAAAGGCTTTTCGCCTGATCATAATTAATCCCCAGCAGCGCGCCCAATTCGCGATAGTCTAAGTCGTAGACTTTATTGATATCGTCGGTCAGGACGGCGCATGTCCAGCCCGCTATGCAAGCGACCGTCCCGCAATTATGACCCGACATATCAGGCTGATTGACATTCGCGTCACCAACCCATTCTCCCATGTTGAACCCTAGTTCTGGGATCGAATGCTGTTCGATCGCATCTGCGACTTTCAGGATGTTCTCAACGTTCATTTCCGTTCTCCATTCTGCTGTGCTGACTGCTCAGCGATTTTCATTTCCCTCTTGATTGCCCATTCCAGGAAGTTAGGTATCGGAGGGAATACGGGGCGGCTGTGTTGGGTGATGGTGCGGGTCACAGGTCCACCACCTTCCCGCAATTCTTGCACTCCAACAGTCCGTCATCGTCGCGCTCCCAATCGCAGCCGTTTCCTGCGCGCTCGCAAGCCTTGAGCAGTTCGAAGTTCATCTGGTCGTCAGCCAACCAGCGGTCGAAAGCGTCGTCACTGTGTTCGCTCATTTCGTCACCTCGAATGTCTTGATTGGCGTTACCCCTCTGACTGCAAGCTCTTTGAGAGCAGCAAGGTATTCAGAGGTAGCGGCGTCTATGCGGGGGAGGGTCATGGGGTGGCCTCGGCTTTGTCAGCGCGCTTGTTCCACGCCGCGAACACGTCCATGCCCTTTCGTGGCGTGAAGTCGATGCCGCACCGAAGGCAATCGATACCTAGACAGGGGCCGGTTCCGGGGAATTCATAGGACGGGTAGAGATGGTCTGTGTGCCCGCAGAAAGGGCACGGCAGGAGCGTATTCTTTCCCCCGCTCATGCTGCCACCCACTGCCCATCAGTCTCAGGGCCTTTAGCATTGAGCCGGCGAATGTCGGCGCACTTGGCGTTGGCCTCGGAAATCAGCGCGTCAATCGCGGCGTCATTGGCCTCAATCTTGGCCTCCCACTCGTCGCGGGAAACATCAGCAGCATCGCGCAAGGCGGGCTCACCGCGACCGCCGAACATGACGCTCTCACCGGCATCAACGTAAAACTGGACTTCGGTTTCCCCAGCCCAATCCGTTGCGCCATTGCTCTCGATAAACAACGCACTGACCATGTAGCCGTGACCATCAAACTCAACGCTCTGGACCTCGGCAAAGTCGCCGGAACCAAAATCGCCGCCCTTGTGGTAAACGCGGGTTGCTTCTTTAAGACGTTCGATCTGGATGCTGGTCATCGTCTCATCTCCGTGCCGGTGTGGCTGTTTGATGAGGTGACTATACACGCAATTGCGGGCACTGCAATAGGGGTGCACGCAATAAAGTGCATGACGCGGCGCGAAAGCTAGGTCACTAATGGATGCATTGCCATTAGGCTCGCGGAACGAATGCGGAACACCGCATCACAGAGTCGTCCGTTGGGGATTTCTATGAAGGACGCTTCTCGATTTTTAGAATTGATTGCCTGCCTGAGCCAGGAGGGGCGGGAGCTAGTTCTCAGCCGCGCTCGTTCGCTGCGATCTTCTGCGCAAGGGCAATTATCTGCTGGCGGCTGTCAGGGGTCAGGGACAGATACACCTGTAAATCAGACTCCTGAACGTCTGAAATCTCAGCCCCATTAAATACGTAGCCCAGACTTAAGCCCAGTGTTGCCGCCAAGCGGATCACTTTGTTCACGCCGGGCTCTTTGTCTGAGTTGCGCAGTTCGTTGACGAAATTAACTCCAAGGCGAGCGTCCATGCTGATCGCACGGTCTGACCGTGGATCTGCCTCGACTGCCTTTAGTATACGTTCCCGCCAGCTTTCCATGAGGACTCCAATTATCAGGATTGGCGGAAAAACGCGTGCACGTTGTTGCGTGCGCTTGACGTACCCGCAATAGCGTGCATATTGTGGGGCATGAACAACACGCTCCTTTCCGACATTGAGAAGTTCCTGGCCGAAACCGGCATGACAGAAGCTACCTTCTGCCGTGCTGTTGATAACGGTCGGCTGTTCCAGCGGCTGCGGTCTATTGGCAAGCGCGGGAAGCCGGGCAGGGTTTGGCCTGAGACTGAAATGCAGGTTCGCGCCTTCATGATGGCAGAGCGCAAGCGCCGCATGGTGGCAGCATGACCGGTTTTGTCTATCTCATCGAAAGCAGCAGCGGCCTGTTCAAGGTTGGCTATTCCGCCGATCCCGCAACGCGCCTTGCTCAGCTTCGCACATCCACAGCCGACGATCTGACGATCCGCGCTGTGATCCCCGGAACATTGCGTGATGAAGCGGATCTTCATGACGCCTTGGCTCCTTGGCGCACAGCGCGTGAGTGGTTCACTGACTGCATTCCGATCAGGGCCTTGATCGTATCAGGCGACCAGATTGAACAGACGCCAGCGGTTCCCTTTGAGCATGCAGCGCCCCTTCGGGCATGGCGCGAAGCCAACAAGTTGCGCGGCGAAGACGCTGCCAGTTCTGCTGGTGTGACTTTCCCAATGTGGTCGCGCTGGGAAACCGGGGCGCGCCGCATCCCTGCCGAACGTGTTCCTGCCATGTCTGCACTTACGGGCATTCCCGCGAGTGAGCTTCGCCCGGACGTGTTCGCCGCCTCTCTCACCACACCTATGGAGGAAGTCGAATGAGTGAATGGCAACCAATTGAAACTGCGCCGAAGGATGGAACGGAAATTCTCACCTATCGCAAGGCTCGGCTGATTTCTGTCGCATCCTACTGGCCGCATGAGGGCGCGGAGTGGTGCGTCTCCGATGGGGTTCACATTTTGAACGTGACCCACTGGATGCCCCTCCCACCCCCACCAGCGAGCGAGGGCTAACCCATGCTCCGTTCCAGCACAGACGAAGGCTCTAGCCTCTCGATCCACACCCGCCCGAAATACTACCTGATGTCTGGCGGTCAGTTCCTGCACCAGTCGTGTTTGTTCCTGACTGATAGCCGCAAGTACGCATGGTGCGATGT